AGATGGAAGAGATTGATCGACGATTATCAAAAGGACGAAAAGGAAATTCTAAGAAAGATGAAGAAGGATTTCAAAGCCACTTTCAATATACTTCCAGACGAATTAGAGCTCATTATGCAGGACTTTGACGGTACTACTTTAGAATTATACGATTACGTAAAAAAATTAACCAGAGAGCGCAGAGAGCAAAATTTATAATCATGCACAAGATAAAAAGATTTTTTAACCGCATTTACAATTTGTACAGATGGCTTCCAGTTATTTGGAAAGACCAAGACTGGGACGATCACTATATTTGGGAAGTATTAAAGTTTAAATTAAAGAATCAAGCCGAGTACATTAAAACAAAAGGACATCACGTAGACAACGAAAGAGACGCNCAGAGAATGATGACTTGCGTAAGATTAATAGAAAAACTTCAAATTGGGTATTACGAACACGAGTACATAGAATATCACCAATCAGAATTAATATCCACTCCAAGCGAAGAGTGCGAAGATTGTTTTGAGTGGNACTCAAAAATACTATCAGAAAGATTGGACGAATACTTTGTTAAGTATCCTCGTATGTGGATTATAGTGAACAATATGGAAAAACCTCTATTTTCAACCGATACAAAATTGGGCGTAGCAATCAACATCGGTCACATAAACCACTTAAGAGCTANGAGAATTTTATTCAATATATTAGAGAATCACATATTCGAGTGGTGGGACTAAACAAATAAATTATTAAAAATCAAAAAATAGTGTTATGTTAGGACAAGTATTAATAATATCAATTGCTGTTATCACCGCAATTTGGATTGCTTACGAAATTAAAATCGCTCCTTATATGGACGATAATGAACGCTTGATTGAAAAAAATAAAAAAGATAAAGATGAAAAAATATATTAATGGTATTTTAGGCCTAGCCACAGTTGCTATCTTGTTAATTACGATAGAAGGGCAACGAAGACAAATTGTTAAGTACAAGCAAGACGGAGTTATAGTCGATTCTTTAAGACAAGAATTGTTTAACGCGCAAGCACAATTGGGTAGGTACGAACTAACTCAAGAGCACATGAAAGAAACGAATCCTAAAGCAGAGCAAGAATTCGAAGATTATTTCGACAAACAAACAGAATAATGAATATAATATACGGAATTCTATTTGGCATATTGGGTCAAGTTGGATCTTTTTTACAATTACAAGGAGCTATCAAATACGGCTGGTACGAAAAGTACATGTGGCTAATATTATTGATGAGCGTGCCTTTATCTTGGTGTTACATCAAGTCTGTGCAGTATTTTGTACACGGATTCGGTGGAGAAATATGGCCAAGTAGATTGATAGGATTCGCGGTAGGTATAATCGTATTCACGATAATGAGCATCACTTTATTTAAAGAACCAGTTAACTTAAAGACTATAACGAGCATATTACTTGCTTTCTCTATAGTTGCAATTCAAATACTTTGGAAATGAAAAAAATAGTTTTGACAACTTTATTAATCTGCGCTTTAACTAGCTGCACTTCTCAACCAACCGTAATGACTATACCAAAAGATAGTATTACAGTAAAAGATGTGGAGTTGGCTGTCTACGCGCTGCCTTTCAAATTCAAAAAAATAGTCGTAGCCCAAGCAGTTCTAGAAACNGGTTGGTTTACGTCAAAGAATTTTAAAGTCAACAACAATCTGTACGGTATGAGAGTTCCTTATAACAGAATGACTACCGCAGACACTTCAATTAACGGATACGCGCANTACAAAAAATGGGAGGAAAGCATCATAGACTACTTCTTAATGTTATCGGTTAGAAACGATATCAAGANCATCAATACGGAGCAGGCCTATTACAATTACTTGGACTATATATACAGCGAAGTTGGTCACAGTTACTCTTCTCAGTTAAAAGCGATCATAATTAAATTAAAACTGGACGATTTGGACAACGAGTCCAAGGGGGTCTATAGATCTAAGAGATTTGTACNGAAAAAGAGTATCGTCAAGAGAAAANGCCGGCACATGAAATAGAACTGGTCATATTTATATACATGAATAAAGACATTACGATAGTTATTCCATGTAAAAATGAAGGCCAAGGTATTATAGAGGTCCTTAAGTTAATCGTAAGACAAGGATTGGATTGTCAGATCATCATAGCCGATTCTTCAAAGGACAATACCTTTTCTCTAATGCACAACTATAGATCCAGATCTTCCCAAGTGATAAGAATAGTGGAAGGAGGATTACCTTCGGTGGCACGAAATAGAGGCGCAAAATTGGTAAACACACCTTATGTTCTTTTTTTGGACGCAGACATGTACTTAAAAGATAAGATTATCGTAAAAACTTGTTTGGAAGAAGCCAAGAGAGGCGACTACGATTTGGTTACTTGCAAATTTGCTACTTTGGAAGGTAAATTCAATTGGGTATATAGATTGTTCGACATTATTCAATTGTTAAGTTCTAAGACCAAACCCTTTGCGATAGGCGGATTTATGATATTTAAAACAGAGACTTTTAATAAATTAGGAGGATTCAATGAAGAAGACAAAGTTGCTGAGGACTATCATCTCAGTTCGAAGATTGCGCCCAAAAAATTTAGAATCGTTAATCGTTATGCGCATACTACAAGCAGAAGATTTCATAAGAAAGGCGTATGGTATATGATAAAACTGGCTTGGAAGTCTTGGTTGAATAGAAACAACGACGAATGGTTTAAGAAAGATCACAATTACTGGACATGACTAAATACAAAGCGATCATTGTATCGGACCTACATCTTGGTACAAAGGACAGCAAAGCAAAGGATTTCATGGAATTCTTGGACCAGCATCCGACCGATCTTTTAATACTTAACGGAGACATCATAGACGGTTGGGCCTTAAATAGAGGTTCCAAGTGGAAGAAGCAACACACCAAAGTTATATCCAAACTATTAAAAATGTCGAACAAGACGAAGATAATTTGGATCCGAGGCAATCACGACGAGTTCCTAACTGAATTTATCGGTAGTCATTTTGGCAATATAGAAATAAGAGAGGACTACGTTATAGAGACCATTGAATGGACAGAAAACGATAGTTATGAGAGAAAAAACTACTTTGTATTTCATGGGGACGTTATAGATGTGTTCATTACAAAGTACAAATGGATTGCAAAGATAGGATCTATTGGCTATGACCTAGCGCTCTGGTGTAACAGGTGGTACAATCGATACAGATCATGGAGAAAGTTACCGTACCAATCCATATCGAAAGACATAAAAGCCGGGGTAAAAGCCGCTACCAATTACATAAACGATTTCGAAACCACCGCAATACAAATGGCCAAAAAGAAAGGCTGCTACGGAGCAATTTGCGGCCATATCCATCAACCTGCTGATTTAATTATCAACAATAACAGATACATAAATTCAGGAGATTGGGTGGAAAATAGAACTGTCATTTTAGTGGACAGTAACAACAAATTTAGTTTATTTGAATTTAAAAATTAGTTAATAAATACCTAAAATAAAATATATGAAAAAAGTTCTTTACTTTTCAATAAAAACATGTGGTCCTTGCAAGCTTTTCAAACCCGTATTACAACAAACTTCCTCGGAATTGGGTATACCGGTAAGCTATATAGACGTGGACTCAAACGGAACAATGGCGCAAAAGTACGGTATTAATGCAGTTCCTACCCTATTAATTGTTAATCCTGTTACGGATCAAGTGGTGAGTCGTCAATCGGGCGCTATGAGTAAGCCTGCGCTTACAAAATTCTTATCCTTAGCTAAGTAACATATATTTATTCCAAAAGGTTTTATTCATAGTTATGTTTAAAATCTTTTTGCATGAAGTTATTAACGTTGCTATTATTATGTCCTCTTTTTGTTTTATCCCAAGAGGCAAAATCTAAGATATCGGTAAACACTGTTAGAAACAGCGTTAAGATGGGCCCAATGACCGGGAATTTAAACCTGACGTTTGGTGTCAAAAATATTATTCAAGAAGTTTTACAGGACAAAGGTTACGCATTGGTTAGCAAAGAAAACGCTGATCTTTTTATCGATGTGGAAATTGTGTATATGGATCAGCAAAAGACTGCTTCCAACGTTGCTATATTTCACAAAGACGAAAACGCCGTGATTATTAGAATGCTTGGCAAACTAATAGACAAGCAAGGAAAGGTTGTTAAAAAAGAGTTGGTAACCGATGAATCTTCTGAAATATCCACATCAACATTATTAATTTCAGAGTCTGGAGAGTTTAATTCAACCGTTATGAGAAACGCAATTAAAAAAACGTGCGTTCAGGTTGTGTCTAAACTACTTTAAACTATGAAACAATTATTTACATTAGTCCTATTATTTTTAGGATTCGTTGCATTGGGGCAAAACGTTAAACTAAGAATGACTCCTGCCATAGACGGTACAGGATCTGATAGTACAGTAACTAAAAATATAAGTGGAGCTCCGCTTACAAAAGGGGACACTATAGTAATTTACGCCCAAGTAAACGGCAACGGTAACAGCACTACTAGACAGCTATACTTTGATTTTGAATATCAAAACACAGCATTAACGTTATTGAGTATTACTAACACGGGAGCTAAAACAAACGGAGGAGCTTTACCAGCTGGGTCCAGTATATCTGAAAACTTCTATCAATACCCTGGGTATAAATTCGCTCAGAACTCCAATAATACCACTTCTAACGGTAACGTAAACTATCAAAACGCCAACTACTCTTATCTAAACGGTAGTAATCACACAATTATTCGTTACAGTTTAACTTGGGCCTCCACTCTAGGAATGCCCCTAAACTATTATTGGGGATTGGTAAAATTGACGTTTAAGTTGAATACTAATTTCTTTGGGTTTGGATACGATCCAGTTAGAATGAACTTCGGAGCGTCTTACAATAAAGACGGTTCTTTCGGTTCTACTACTCAAGAGTTTCCTTTGACCACAAAAATATACGTAAGTCCAACTACGGAAGCGTACGTTAATGCTAAAGTAGATTACAACGGAAACGTAGATAACTTCAGTTTGACAAGAATAGCATTTACGGATTCTTTAAACAATTCTTATTTGGTGGACGCAGCCTCTGATGGTACCATAAACATAGATCAAACTAAACTTAAACCTTACACTACTTACAAAGTAACTACAAGATTTAACGCAGACGCTATAAAANATTTAATGAACGCCGCGGTTACAGTGTCAGACTATACTACGGCTCAGAACGAATTCACTGGCCAAAATTTGGACGGTACTTTCACCAATAGCAATATTATGACCGGCGCTGGATATTACGCTGCCGATGTAAACAACAATCAAATGTTTGATGGAGGCGATGTAACCAGAATATTTGCTCAGACAGTGGCCTTAGATTCTTTCTACGTTTTACCGGCTAGTTACAAACCAGGAACTGACGTTTATTTGGANGTCCCTACTTTTACGGACGTAGAATTCAACGGTATGACTCCATCGAATTGGAAGACTGTGCCTATCAATCACGCAGTAACTTTTAAGACAGGAAAAATGGGCTCGAATCTACCCTTGAACTTAAGGTTCATAATCCCAGGAGACGTTAATAGATCTCATTCTTCTCAAGTATACAATTCAGACGGTCAAATACAGACTAACGCCATAGTAAGTTTAAGCTCTAATTCGTCTATAAAGGGAATGTCTATAGGAGCGAATAGCATGCTTATCAATACGACCAAAGAGATCTCTGCTATAGGCGTAACTTTGAATAACGAGACAGTGACATCTAATACGATAGAAATCCCGATTAACATAAACCCCAATGGCAACAGCGTATCGGCGTTACAATTTCAATTAGAGTACGACAGTACTAAAATAAAGTTCGAACAATTGTCTCCTTCTTTGCCTACAAGTTGGATTACGTTTGTTAACGCAAAGAGCGGTAAAGTTAAATTCGGAGCCATAGACAAGGGCAAGACTCCTATAACTGACGCAAAAGTTCCATTTAGTATCAAGTTTTCAACGATTGGAAACGGAGTTGATATCTTAACTTCAGTTAAAGTATCTCCTATCATGGACGCAAGTAATTCAAAAGGTACTCAATTGGGTATTAACTTAAACACGACAACAATAAAACTAACTGGATATAACAACTTTTAATATGAAAAAATTAACACTAATAGCGGTTTTATTTTTGGCTGTAAGCTGTACTAAAATAGTCAGCACTCCTTTTGCAAAAAATAGCATAGACTTAGGAACTACTCCAAGCGCTACGGGTATTAAGACAGCGCAACAAACTGGTAACTCAATTACGGTTGATTTTTCAACAACTATTGGATCAAAGTATTCGGTGCAAATAGCTCCATTTGGGTCAGAAGTGCCTGTTAAAGTAGACGGTTTTACCGCCGTGGATACAGTTACTACAAAGACTTACGATTTGTCTTCCTACGCAAAAAAGCACTATGATCTAATATTTATAGATATAAGCGGTAAAGAAGTAAAATATCCAATTATAATCAAATAATCATGGCAAAGACAAAAAAGACGGACGAAGAAGCTGCAATGGCGAAGAACGAGAAACACAACGACGGTACGACTTCAGGCTTGAAGAAGACCATCATTGGTACGGTGGGTACTTTAGTTACCGCAGGTGGCGCATTTTTAATGACCTACTTGCAGAAACCAAAGGAAAGCGATAAAGCCACTCCAGCAACTCAGCAGTCCATTAACATTAATATCCCTCAGCAACAACAAGCTACAGGCAATAAAACAGTTATCATCAAAGAAAAAGCTCCTGCTGATAAAGATGTTAAGAAAGCTCAAGAGTCTGAAAAGTCAAAAGCTAAAAAGAAAGACGGAGACGAATTTAAAGAAGAATCACCGAAATGGTAATTTATGGCAGAACAAACGCAACAAGCAAATACGGGTTTTAGAGACCTATTGAACTCGGTAATGAAACGTAGATGGTATATTACCGCTATGGTTTTAGGTGGATTTATTCTAATCATCGCTGGTATATTTGCCGCTATTATGATGAATACGGCAATGGCGGCCGGATGGAAAGAGTTACTAATGTTATTGTTAGGCGCCTTTATTGGCAGCTACGGTAAGATCATCGATTACTGGTTTAGCGATCAGGACAAAGACAAAATGCTAGTTCAAAAAATGGACGAGGAAGACGGTACAACGCTATCGAACACCAACGATATGAAAGTAACAAACACACCTCCAACTCCATTAATTCCAGACGCGTTTATAGCAGGAGCCACAGCAGCAAGAGATTTAGCTGTAGTTGAAAACAAGCAAGATCACGAATTGGCTGTAGCTCAACAAAAGCACCAACACGAAATGGAAAAATTAGAGTTCGAACATCACGAACACAGACAATGTAAGCACGTTTGGGGAGATAGCGATCACGACGGTCATCTAGAGTGTCAAAATTGTGGATTACTAAAAGAGTCTTGGGACGAAAGTCACTAATAAAGGTATTTTTTAAAATAGAATTATTATGAACGACAAAAATTCAATGACTTTTAAAGAGTGGATAATTTCGCTTTTTTCTGACGAAAGAGGATCGATTTCAATTAAACCAGTAATCGGATTTATTGGAGCATTATTTTTATGTGGTACTATGTTGGCTAACAGTTTTTCCAAAGATCGTTTTAAACCTTCTGCAGAATTAGTAAACGCAGTTATGGTAATTACTGCGGTAGGAATGGGAGCTGATACTTTGGACAAATTCACAGCAAAGAAAAAAGATCAATAATAAAAAAATTTTAATACATTTAAGTTATGAAAAATTTAAAAGACAACATATTTTTGTGGTTCGTAAAAGCAGTATTCGCTTGGACCTTAATTGCGCTATCTTTTGACGTGTTTATGTTAATTACTAGTTACGTAAATCCTCAACTGGAAACAAAGATAGGTAACGCTATTATGTGGAAGATCGATGGAACTTTCAAAGACAGCCCTGACAATATATGGTATAAATCACCAAAAACCAAATAATATGAAAAAGATCATCACAATTTGCGTATCCTTTATTTTATTTTTGTGGCTAGTTATGTTTATGAGCAGTTGCACTCCAGTTAGAATAGTAGAAACCACTACCACCGACAGTACAGGAAAGCAAATCAAAATCAAGACAAAGTACTATCAACAAACAGACGGCTACAGCGTACCGGAAGCGCGCATTAATGTAGTGACGAGTCCGATATTTTACAGTGGAATATACTACCCTTTTATGGCTCCTAGAATCGCAGTTCCAACGATTCCAAGACATTACTATGAACCAACTTATAGACCAACGTATAGAAGACATTAATATGAAGCAGTTTATTTTTTTCTCAATATTAGTAATATTATTACCTGTATTTAGTTTTTCTCAAACCATTGGGTCAACTAAGACAGAAAATTACAAAGCGTCTTTCGAAACAAAGGTCGACATTAGTCAATTCATGGACTATACGGGGCCTACTATCCCTATTCAAATATTAAAATGCGGCATAGGCGATGAAGTATACGAGCAGTATCCAGAGTTAAAAGAAAAGAAGGTCGGTCTAGGCGTTGCTAACATTACAATGGAATACCTTGAAAACTTAAATCGATTTACTTTTACAGAAGACAAAACTGAGATCAAGAATAGAATGGTAAAACAGTTTCAAGCTTCTCAATCTGGAATCACGCAAGATAAGTTGGACGGCCGAGGTAAGATCAGATTGGCTCACTACTTTGTGGAAATCGAAGTATACGACTTCTCAGTTTCAGACGATGAGCAAATTAATTTAAAGGACGGCGTTAAAGACAAAGTAGTAACTAGACTAGGTCTTCAAGTTAGATTCACTGACGCAGAGACAGGGGAAATATTCGCAGCTTCAGGTTTGGGGGAAGCAACAACAACAAGAGAATTAAGTTTGATTAGCGACGCTACTGTAAACGACGTTAAATTCAATCAATCGACTATAGGTATATCTACAAAAAAAGCATTAGACATTGCTTGTTCTCGAATATTATTAAGAATGGTTAAAAAAGGCATATTCAAAAGTTAATATATGGCAGCAGCGTCACCAAAGAAAAGACCTATGAGAAGTCATAGATCGGGACTAAAAAAATTAAAGTTAGTGCAAAAAAATCTAGAGATACTAAAAAAATACAAGTAGTCAGTGAAAGTATGGAAGCTGTTATTATCAATATTAGTTACGATTTTAATAGCTTCAAAAGCCAATGGCCAGAATATTGTAAATGTCTACGTAGATCCCTGCGACAATAAGACTTACACTGTATTAGTTCCTATATCGTCGAATCAGCCTGGAGTTTTAGTCCTTATCAGAAACAAATCAAGAGTATTCACTTACGCAGATTTCGTTTCAGGCGCAGTAGACGCGTGGATAAAAAATATCTTCTCAACGCCTTGCCCGGTATCGCAACAAGTAACAGCCGTAATAGCCCAACAAGCTGCAGCGGCGGCAACATCAGCCGCATCAAGTGCGGCGGCTTCAGCGGCTTCTAGCGCTGCAAGTTCTGCGGCATCTTCAGCAGCAAGTTCTGCAGCGTCTTCCTCGGCTTCTTCTGCCGCGAGTAGTTCTGCGGGCGCAGCGACCTCTAGCGTAAGCGCAGCGCCTTCTACAGGAAGCTCTAGCACGACAACTCAAGCTAGTGGAGGTGGAGAATCATCGTCTTCTTCGTCTTCTTCTTCTGATACCAAAAGCGGAAGTTCTTCTTCTGAAAGCAAGAGCGAATCAAAATCAGAGGCAAAGTCAGAAGAGAAAAAATCCGAGTCAAAATCAGAGGAAAAAAAAGAAGAGAAAAAATCGGAAGAAAAGAAAAAGGAAGACAAAAAGAAAGAGGACAAAAAGAAAGGCGCTAGCGTAAACCCAATGATATTCTCTGCAGATCTAAGCGCATCAGAGACAGCTCCAAATAGAAAGCTAGTTCCAACAATGAACGTAGGAGTGTCGAAGTCCTCGATGACAGGAATGTCTAGCATAGGCATTAATTCTTCCATATTCTTGGACCTAAGTAAAGTGGCCATAGGAGGTAGTTATACCCAGAATCAAATGAACTCAAGAGGACAATTGGAAGCATTACATAATTTCGGTCTTACGTATTTTACTGACTTCAAAAATCACATGGTGTTCCCTGCCTACACTTATATACAACCTATAGACAAACTTATCGCTGGGTATAATCTGAGCGCTAACAGCTCGTTCGTTCAAGGAGGGTCGTTCAATCTATCGCCTTCCATAATCAGCTTCGCCATGTATCCCTTACAATTTGGCGGGAAGATTATAACTCCTGACCTATTTATGATCGCTGCTCCATGGTCCTATTCTCCCACAAACGGTCAGCAAACACGAAACAGGGACCTAACGTTCTTGACCGGCTTTAGTACCGACTTTAAAATCACTAGAAAGTTTAAGGTGAATTTTAGCTTTAAAACCATGGTGAGTACAACCGGATCTACCCCAATGAGATCTTTCATGATCGGTAGCAAATTGAATTTGTAAGCTACACTAAAAACTTTTATTTCTCTATCTTGCCTGGATAGGGTATATTTGTATCCTATCATTTAATAATCATTAAAAATAAGTTAACATGAAAAAGATCATGATCGCTTTCTCAACAGCATTAGTATTGGCTGCTTGTGGAAGTACTAGCACACCTGCTACAACTACTACAGATTCAACAAAAACTACAGTAGATTCTACAAAAGTGGATACAACTGCTAAAGCTACCGAAGGCGGAGCTAAGACAGAAGCAAATATTAAGTAATTACTGCTAGCGTCAGGAAAAGGCCTGTAACACTACGGAAACCGAAACGTGTTTAACTTTAAATTATTTAATTATGTATATGAGAGTAAAATGTATTAAAGCAGACGATACCAACTTTTTGGTAGAGGACGCACTTTATACGGTAGAAGCGGTGACTAGCAAAGGAAATTATTTGCTAATGGAAGTCTCACCTCCTCAAGGATTTACTTCGTTTGATAAAAACAGATTTCAGATCTTAGAAATTTGGGACGAACTACCATCGTTATTCGAATTCGATCCAGAAGAAGCTGATATTTTATTCTCGTAATTATAATATTTATATAATAATATGGGGCACCCTTGGAATTGATCCGTAATTCGGAGGTAATACCACACGCAGAGATAAGTACTGTATCTCTTTAAACTACGTACAACCAATAACCGTAGAATTATCTACTATGACCTTCGAAGACTTAATGTCTTTCGTAGGCGCCGACTTAGCTTTAGCAGCCTAGTCCGCAACGGGTTCGAACACCTTGGAACAGAATTCGATAAGTACTCACAATCGACTTATAAAATAAGGACTGTGAATTTCGCTATAGTCTCAGTATTATAGTTCTGCTCCTTATGGGAGTTTCTTGGTAGTCATAAAACCAAGTGGTGGTAAAGTACCTTAAAATCGTACGACCCTTTACTGATCAGTTCGCAGATTACCTCTTGCACTGAGGTTAACCAGTAAGCTAAGCGTGTGAGACGTTGGTATTATTGTTCATTACGGAGACATGGGTTCGACTCCCATGTGCTCCACCTAATAAAAGATTATGAAGCAAGTATTAGTTTTGGGTGGTGGCGGCTTTATCGGAGGCCACCTAGCCAAGAGGTTGAAAGAAGACGGAAACTTTGTTCGTGTAGTTGACATCAAACGTCACGAGTACTTTAGCGAAGACGAAATGTGCAACGAATTCATTTTAGGCGACTTAAGAGATCCTAAGTTTGTTTCTAAAGTAATGTTTCACAAAAATGGATTCGACGAAGTGTATCAGCTAGCTGCCGATATGGGTGGAGCTGGATACATTTTTACCGGAAATAACGACGCTAACGTAATGCACAATTCTGCTTTGATTAATCTTAACGTTGCTTACGAAGCTACTTTGAAGAAAGTAAAAAGGGTGTTCTACAGTTCTTCGGCCTGTATGTACCCTGAGCACAATCAATTGGACGTAAACAATCCTAATTGCGAAGAGTCTTCTGCATACCCGGCTAACCCCGATTCTGAATACGGATGGGAAAAACTATTCAGCGAAAGACTGTTTTTAGCGTTTAGTCGTAATTACGGTTTACAAGTAAGGATCGCAAGGTACCACAACGTATACGGACCTTACGGTACGTGGATAGGTGGTAAAGAGAAAGCGCCTGCTGCAATGTGTAGAAAAGCCGCTGAAACATCTGATGGTGAATCGATAGAAGTATGGGGAGACGGTCAACAAACAAGGTCTTTTCTTTACATCGACGAGTGCGTAGACAAGACTTTGTTATTTATGAGACAGGATAACTTCGAAGGTCCAGTTAATATTGGATCAGAAGAGATGGTATCGATCAATCAATTGGCCGAGCTAGCAATAAAAGCATCAGGAAAAAACATTAAGATCGACAATATAGACGGTCAAGACTTTATTGACAAGTACGGATACAAATGTCCAACTGGCGTAAGAGGAAGAACTTCAGACAATAAGTTGTACAAAGAAAGAATGGGACAAGATGTTTTCTACTCTTTAGAAAAAGGAATAACTAAAACATTCGATTGGATAAAACAACAGGTAAAATAAAGAGTGGCTCCTATCGGCTAACGGTTAGGCCATCAGGTTTTCATCCTGAAAATACGGGTTCGATTCCCGTTGGGAGTACAATATCGCGGAATAGAGCAGCGGTAGCTCGTCGGGCTCATAACCCGAAGGTCGGAGGTTCGAATCCTTCTTCCGCAACAAAACAACTACCTGCCGCTGGTTTAACCAGAGCATGACTTGGATGGCGACTTTGAAAAATTGTGGGTAGTTTGTTTCAATATTAAGGTTGATTGGGAAACCATTAGGGAAAGCCGAACTGGTGAGGAGGTGTAGGAACCGAAGTAATGCCAATCGTAAAAGTAGATGTCCACGCACCCATCTTCTACTTTCCTAAAAATATAATCGTTCGAACGTGGAACGACGAAGACAGGGATAGAGGTTGCTACGGCCCTTTTGACAGAAACTCCCTCCGTATCGTATGACGGCGATGTTGGCAACTCATAGGGTAATTTCAAACGGCTACTTAAAACGTAGTTGCAAAAGTTGCATTTACATTAGGTAGTGGATATGTAAGCGGGCTCATGCTCGGTAAGGCAAAATTGGTGATGCTTCTCTTTACGAGACCACATTGTAGGTTCAAGTCCTATCCTAATGACAAGGATGAGAGTAAGCGAAAATCTAGCACCCGTCATTCACGTGTAACTCGAGGTGTGAAGTCAGTAGCTACTTTGTTTAGTAGGCCAACTAGACCTCATCCGTTTATAGTCAGGTGGCGGAATGTAGACGCTGGCAGTTGCAAGGAGATAACACACTAGTAAGATGCAAAGTGAAATGTTATCGTACAGGTTCAAATCCTGTCCTGACTACAAAGCAGATAAAACGTGTAGTAACTGCAGGGATGCTAGCTCCCACTACGCTCTTTTGCTTGATGGTGTAACGGTAACACTACAGTTTTTGGTACTGTCATTTCTGGTTCGAATCCAGGTCAAGTAACCTAATTAAAAATTAAAAAATATGCTATTTACGTTGTATTATTTCGTATGTTCTTTTTACTGTGTCTTTCGATTGTACAAAAAATGGGAAGCTCAGTACGACATGGGAGGAAATTTCATGGAGTTATTAATGGTCTTGTGTATTGGTTGGATCTTAGGTCCGATAGACTTCGCCATAAAGTCCTACAATTATTTGTACTGTATAAAAAAAGACCGTAATACGATAGACTTAAAAGACGCTTTCAACGGCGAAGAGGTATATTAGTATGAGTCAAACAATGATGCAGCTTAATCCTACTATTCCTATAGTTAGAAGAAGCGATGGAATGAAAGGTTACGCTTATGCAATCATCGATTACTCTCAGGACCATTACATATACTTTTTGTGTGGACTCGATAACGGAGATATATGGGTATTGAGTAATAGGGACGTATCGTTACAGTCTAATGTAAGTCTGAATAGAGACATAAGATTGTAGAATGGTGAAAAGCTTTAGAGCACGGCATACACACCGCATCGCATATTTATAATCACGAACAGCAATCTCCAAAACCTACACGTTACCAAGTTTATGTCAAAAACCAAAATTCTTTTCATTTTGAAGAGAAAAGAAGACTATAATGGAATAGTCGATTCACACATCGGATTAAGTACTGGCTTATACAATTCTGCCAATTTCATGAACGAAATGCTTCAAAATTCCGATATCAGCTCAGATATCTCTGTAGTTAGGGACAACAACGATATCGACAGAGAAGTGACAAAATTCAAACCAACTCATGTAATCATCGAGGCTTTATGGGTAGTTCCAAGTAAATTCAGCGTATTGTGCAAGTTACATCCTAACATTAAGTGGATCATAAGACTACACAGCGAAACTCCCTTCTTGGCAAACGAGGGCATAGCTTTCGATTGGGTTGCTGACTACGCTAGATTTAAAAATATCACCGTCGCTGCGAATGCTCCAAGAGCTTTACAAGAAGTTAGACTGTACGTAAAAATAGCCTTAGGTATATCGGACACACAAGTACAAGAGAAAGTCGTTTATTTGCCCAATTTTTATCCTCAGAACTACGAGAAGAAAACACTCGATAAAACCAAAGACGTTATAGATATTTCTTGCTTTGGAGCGGTGAGACCCTTGAAGAATCACATGTTGCAGGCAATTGCTGCCGTAAAATTTGCGGACAAGATAGGTAAGAAACTACATTTTCACATAAATTCGGGTAGAATAGAGATGAAAGGCGACGCCATAGTCCACAACTTAAAAGGATTCTTTACCCAATTATACCCAAGCGGGCACAGACTAATCAATCACGCCTGGCAACCAAGGGAAGAATTCTTAAAAACCTGCGCAAAAATGGACATCGGTATGCAGTGTTCATTTTCCGAAACGTTTAATATAGTTGGGGCCGATCTAATAAGTCAAGGCGTTCCATTGGTTGGGTCTACAGAGATTCCATGGATCAGTTCTCATTTTTGCGCAGATCCAGTGGATTCTGAAGACATGTGCAAAATTTTACTAAGAACGTATAATATTTATAAGGTGAACGTATTTTTAAACCAGAGGCTTTTGACCTCTTATACCAATAAGACAAAGAAGATTTGGACAAAGTACTTTAAACAATAAAAAAATAATTTCAAATGGCACATCACAAATTACACATTTCTTTTTGGAACAACGGTGAATTAACTCACGAAGAATCAGAGCACGGTAGCCAAGACGCTGTATACAAGAAATTGGAGCATTACACTAAAGATTTGACGGACTTTTTCTTTAAAGTTTACGATCAAGACGGACAGTTACTCGAATCAAAGGCAATCGGGGAAATTAGCACTTACGCTTAGAGGTCTATAATTGAACATATTTATTATAAATAATTTATTTGCATGGCACAATTTAACATATCCAATCCTAACTACGGGTTCAGTGGAACAGCGTTAGTAGACGGCGGATACTCTTTACACACTCAACCGGGTGAAAAAACAGCTGATAACTTCGGTCGTCAGAAAGTAACAGCTCACCAGAACGTATACGAGGCGGACTTTGAATACGGTTCTCAACCATTACGTTGGGAAGCTTTGACTTACGGATCAGCTTCTATTGCTCAAGTGCCTAGTTTGGGCGGTGTTTTAATGCAAGTTGGTACAGGTTCTAACGATACTGCAATTCGTCAATCTAGACCTTATCATAGATATCAACCTGGTAAAACAATGTATATGGCGGCTAATACCAATTTTGGTGCCGCTGTCAACGGTAACTTCCAAAGAGTTGGATTCTTCGATGACTCAAACGGAGCTTTCTTCGAACAAGGTCAACCTTCTGCTGGTAACCCTTACGGTATGTACGTTTGTTTACGTACTGACGCAAGTTTAACAGGATCTTTACCAGTTACGACAAAAATTCCTTTAAACCAATGGAACGGTGATCAAAGCTTTATTCCTACTATCAACTGGTTAAACATCCAAATGATTTGGATCGAATACGCTTGGTACGGTGCTGGTACGGTTAGATTCGGCGTTACAGCAAACAGTGAACAATACGTATTGCACACATTTAATACAGCGAACGTTGGTACAACTCCATGGTCTAGAACTGGTAACTTACCGGTTAGATACGAAGTAAGAAACAGCGGATCTTATTTATCGGCTAATACTACAGTCACTTCTTCTTTTACAGACGGATCTTCTTTTAGATTGTCTGGATCTATTAATGGTACATTCTTTACTACATCAAGTACGAGTTTAATCGCTAACGGTACTGTTCCTCCAATTTATTACGTTGCAACAGGATCTACTACATTCGCGACTTATCAAAATATAGCGGCTGTGATCAACGCATCATCTTCTGCTTTCGGTATTATAGCTTCTGCTTCATCAGCTACTCCTTCTTTATTGCTTTCGGCAAGTAACCCTTTATGGTTCAATGGAGTTAACTCTTCTAGCTACGGATTAAACTTCGTTTATAGATCAGGATCTTCGGTTACTCAATCCTTTCAGGGGATTACTACTCCTACTACGTTCAGTCACTACGGTGTATCGGTAGTAGTTGAAGGAGGTCGTGATAGTCAAAGAGGTTTCACGTATTCTTACGGTATTAACCCGCAAACACCAAGAGGTAGAACGGTTCCAGCAGGATCTTTCAGATACCCTGTACTTTCTATTCAAAATCGTGTAATGGGTACGATAGAGTACTCTGGATCAATGACTTCTGGTACAACTTCAAGTTTAACTGTGTCAGGAACTCCGTGGACTTCAAATCAGTGGTTGGGTAAATTCGTTTATATCAGTGGTAGTAATACAGGAAGTATTCCAAGTGGTCAAATAGGTCGTATCATCAGTAATACTAACAACACTTTGAATTACGTCGATAATGTTACTGGTCTTCCATTAACTGCATCTAACAACGGTGGAGGATTCACAATTGGATTGGTCAACAGAGGTCAAATTTTACCGTTAACACTAGTATTTTCTTCGGATAATATTTGTACAGTAGAATTGATCGCGAGCGTACCTAACAACCCTGTAATACTAACAGGATCCAACTTCGTTCCAATGAATCAGTTAGGATCTGCTTATTCGTTTGTAAACAGAGATATCTCAGCAACTGGATTGAACTCCGGTAGCGGTGAGGTTGTATACGCATTCGTAGCTCCAGCAGGTGGATCAGGTCTACAAACGTTTGACTTATCTAACTTCTTCCCATTGTATACCACAATTAGAGGTAACATACCTGATATCTTAACAGTGGCCGTAAGTACGGCAAACACTGGATCTAGTATCGGTTGTCACTTCGTAGGTCAAGAAGCAATGTCTTAATCGATTCGCAAAATAAAAAGAAAAGGAGCCAAAAGGCTCCTTTTTTTATGCACTTAAGATTTATGCTTTATACGATAATACGGATGCGTTATATTAGTACTATAAACAATATAAATAATGCAACCAAATCCAAGAACACAGCCCAAAGTAGACGTAACTAAAACCACTGCCATACAATGCGAAGAGTGTAATCACAATGTATTCAACGCAGGACTCTTACTTCGTAAAGTGAGTAAATTCGTATCCTCCGACGGACAAGACGGAGTATTACCAATTCAAACTTTTTACTGCGTTAAATGCGGTCACGTTAATCAAGACTTTTATCCTCCTGAACTAGTAATCAAAGACGCAAATGAGCAACAATAAAGAAATATACGGAGACAGTGTAATTTATACAAAAGAAAATACGCGCGACATATTAAAAACAGATTCTATTGTAGATAGTATCATAGACGAATTTATAGATCGATCAAGAGTGGGTAAGTTAAAGTACAATACGGATTTAGATAGAACTGATTTGTCTTTGTCTCAGTGGTTACAACACGCAATAGAAGAACACATGGATGCAATTTTGTATCTTAAAAAAATAAAGTCTACAATAGACGGTAAAAAATAACTCATGCCAAAGAGGGAATCCACCATAAATTACGCGTATCAAAAGTCCGTATCATATTCTCAATATTCGATGTACAAACAGTGCAATTTTAGGTGGTACCTAAACTACGTAAAGAAGCAAAGAGTATTCAAACCATCGATACATACTTTGTTTGGTACTAGCTTCCATGAAACTATTCAAGAGTACTTACGTTTAATGTACGAAGAGTCTGTTAAAAAGTCTGAAGAGTTCGATTACGAAAACTTTCTCAAGGAAAGAATGATCGCCAACTACAAAGAAGAGATGGAAAAGAACAAAGACGAGCACTACGTTAAAAAAGAAGACTTCAATGCTTTTATACAGGACGGCGTCAACATCATGTCTTGGGTAAAAAAGAATAGAAAGAAGTACTTCACGACCAGAAAAGTAAAGCTTATTGGCATAGAGATTCCAATGGAGCAATATATAGTCGAAGATATTCCCAACGTTATCATGCAGGGTTATATAGACATTATATTCTACGACGAAGATCTAAAGAAGTACACTGTCATCGACTTCAAGACGAGTACATCTGGTTGGAAGGACGCTGACAAGAAGGACGATACGAAATTAAGCCAATTATTGTTGTACAAGCACTTCTATTCAAGGGCTTTAAAGATAAGCCCAGAAGACGTAGACGTTATGTTCATGATCGTCAAGAGAAGACCTTTCATAAGCGAAGATTTCCCAACCCATTGGGTACAAGAGATCAAACCTGCCCAAGGAAAGGCGAAGTTAAAGAAAGCAGTAGAAGACTTCGAAGCCTTTGTTAGGGATTGTTTTACACCAGAAGCCAAGTTCGTAGACAAAGAATATCCAAAGAACTTCGATGCTTGTAAGTGGTGCGAATTTAAAGATAAACCTGAAATTTGTTCTAAATCTTAAATTATTTTATATATCTAGATATATTTATGCATTTATGTAGATATTTATAGAAAAGAACAAATATGATAACAAAACCAAAAAAAGCTACAACGTCCCTGAAGATCCCTGAGACACTTTACGAGGACTTCAAAGTAACATGTATAAAGTCTAAGATGAACTTACAAGAGGTCGTAGAAAGAGCCCTGTATCTCTACATGACTGACGATACGTTTAGAAAGGCAATCTATAATCAAATCAATACCCATTATACAGGGTCTGAGAATGCAGGATTAATAAAATAAAAATCAAATCAACGTTATGATAGAAGGTTACATACCAAAAAAAGACAGGAAAAAGATCCTGTTGTTATGCGACGACATTAGAATGACCAGTGGTATATCCACAATGGCAAGAGAAATAGTAGTAAGTACTGCTCACGTATTTAATTGGGTAAATTTAGGAGGCGCAATCAATCACCCTGATCAAGGTAAAAAATTGGACATCTGCGGTGATACCAACGCTATTTTATCCATAAACGATTCTTCTGTGTACATATACCCGATAAACGGATACGGTACCCAAGAATTGGTTAGACAAATGATTCAAATGGAGAATCCAGACGCAATCATGATATTCACAGATCCTAGATACTGGACCTGGTTGTTCCAAATGGAGAACGAGATTAGACGGAAGATGCCTATAATCTACTTGAATATTTGGGACGATTTACCTGCTCCGTTGTACAACAAATCTTTCTACGAGTCCTGCGATACTTTGTTCGCCATATCAAAGCAGACAAAGATTATCAACGAGCTTGTATTGGGAGAAAGTATCAAAGAAAAGATCCTTAAGTACGTTCCTCACGGAATCAACGAGAAACACTTTTTCCCTATCAACGAGTTCATGGTAGAGGATTACGCTAAAGTGAAAGAGATGAAGAAGAAGCTATTGAAGGGTAAAGAGTACGAATTCGTTTTGTTCTACAATGCAAGAAACATTAGACGTAAGTGCGTATCGGATTTGATCGCGGCGTGGTCGTATTTTTGCGATGAGATCGGAGTAGAAAAAGCGAGCAAGTGCTTGTTGTTAATGCACACTCAACCAATGGACGAAAACGGGACAGATTTACCCGCCGTGGTTAATTTGCTTTGTTCGGATGATCACAAAAACGTAATCATTAACGACGATAGATTGGCAGTAGATCAGATGAACTTAATGTACAATTTATCCGATGCTGTTGCGTTAGTGTCCTCTAACGAAGGTTGGGGATTGAGTTTAACAGAAGGCATGATGTGCGGAAAACCTATCATCGCTACTGTAACTGGCGGAATGCAAGATCAGATGCGTTTCACAGACGAACAAGGAAATTGGTTTACACCTTCCAAAGAAATTCCATCCAATCACTTTGGAACTTATAAGAATCACGGTAGTTGGGCGTTTCCTGTATTCCCAAGCAATATGAGTTTGGTTGGATCTATTCCTACTCCTTATATTTGGGACGATAGAGCAGACTTTAGAGATATTGCCGAGCAAATCGGTCGAATATACGAAATAAAAACTACAGATCCTGTCAAGTACGAAGAGATATCTACAGCAGCTCGCGAATGGGTGTCTTCAAACGAATCTATGATGAGTGCAAGATGGATGGCCAAAAATGTAATCGATGGTGTCAACGAAACATTCGATAAATTCCAACCAAGAGTTAAGTTCGAATTCATTAAGATCAAAGAATTACAACCAAAAAGTATACCTCACCCTTTAACATATTAAAAAGTATATAAAAGTATATTTTTATTATAATTCAACATATTTATTAATAAATGGAACAAGAGAAAAAAGTCATACCAATAGATAAAAAATTGCATGAAGAGTTAAAAGATTATTGTAAAACTAATGGATATATTATAAAATCTCTTGTTGAGAAATTAATAAAAATAGAATTAGATAAAAATGGCAATAGTATATCAACATAGAAGAAAAGATAATAATGAAATTTTTTATATAGGCATAGGTTTAACAGATAAAAGAGCATATCACACAAAATCTAGAGGGAAATTTTGGAAAGATTATACTTCTAAGTATCAATACGAAGTTGAAATAACTCATAGAAATATTATTTGGGAAGAAGCTTGTGTTATTGAAAAATATTTAATTTCTTTTTACGGAAGAAGAGATTTAGGATTGGGTTCGCTAGTAAACATGACAGATGGTGGAGATGGAGTTATTGGTCACGAACATAATCAGGAAACAAAAAACAAAATAGGCATTGCATCTAAAAAAAGATTAACTGGAAAAAAAATATCTTACGCAGTTTGGAATAAAGGAATTAAATTGACCAAAGATCACAAAAGAAAAATATCAGATACTCGAAAAGGAATAGTTCCATACAATAAAGGAAAAAACATGAGTGAAGAACAGAAAAATAAATTGAGTGATTACATGAAAAAAAATCCTATTAATTATTGGGAGGGCAAAAAAAGATCTGAGGAAACAAAAGAAAAAATTAAACAAACACTAAAAAATAAAATATGAAGCAGTACTGCGTTATTAGTTGTCCCATAGATACCTATAGTGGGTATGGTTCGCGATCTCGCGATTTTGTAAAAGCATTGTACGAATTAAAAAAAGAAGAGTGGGAAATAGAAATCCTACCTCAGAGATGGGGCTCAACGCCTTGGAGCTATATCGCAGATAATCAAGAAGAATGGGGTTGGATCGTACCTTTGTTGAATACAACAGGCCAGTTAAAAAAACAACCAGACTTTTGGTGTCAAGTTACAGTTCCAAACGAATTCCAAGCGATCGGCAAATTTAACGTAGGTTTAACAGCCGGAATCGAGACAACTTTATGTCACGCTAGTTGGATCGATGGAGTTAATAGAATGAATTTGACTTTAGTGTCCTCTCAACACGCAAAGAACGTATTCGAGCAATCCACATTTACGGAGAACAACCAACAAGGTCAAAAAGTAAGAGAGATAAAGTTAGAAAGACCGGTTGAAATATTGTTCGAAGGTGCTGACTTGAACAAGTACTTCTTTATCGAGGACGCAAAGATTCCTGATACTGACTTAGTAATTACTTTGGACGGTATTAAAGAAGAGTTCAATTACTTGGTTGTTGGTCACTGGTTGCAAGGAGACTTGGGCGAAGATAGAAAGAATATTGGATTGACCATAAAAACTTTCTTAGAGACTTTCAAGAACAAGAAGAACAAGCCAGGAATGGTATTAAAAATATCAAGCGGCGGTGCTAGTATTATGGACAGAGAAGCCATCTTAGAAAAGATAGACGCGATTAGAAAGACAATAGATTCTAAGGACTTGCCCAACTTGTATTTAATCCACGGAGAGTTGGACGACGAAGACATGAACTATCTGTACAACCATGGTAAGATCAAAGCAATGATTAGTCTAACAAAAGGAGAAGGCTTCGGTAGACCCTTATTAGAGTTCAGTTTATCAAAGAAACCTATTATCACTACAGCTTATTCAGGTCATATAGATTTCTTATTCGCAGAGTATACTTCCATGATCGGTGGTCAAGTAATTCAGATTCACCCATCCGCAGTAGTAGAGAACATGCTAATCCCAGAGTCAGGATGGTTTTCACCAGACGTCAAGCAAGCCGAGTTTTACTTAAGAGACGTATACGAAAAATACACTAAGTACCAAGAGAAAGCAAAACAACAGGCTCACAAGTCAAAGACCATGTTTTCTTTCGAAGAGATGAAAAATTTATTATCTATATATTTGGAAAAAGTACCTAAGCAAGTTGGATTGACTTTACCAAAGCTCAAACGTATAGACTTAAACAAAGCAAAATAGAACTTAAAAATGACAAATAACGAATTCATTTTATGGCTCAAAGGATTCACTGAGGGAGTTCACGAATATAGCGTGACTCCTAAACAGTGGGACTTATTAAAAGAGAGGCTATCTGAAGTAGATGATGAAAACAGAACACAAAAAGTATGGGGAGGAGAAACTACAGGATTTATACAGCCTGTGCATACGACCTTACTTACCCCCGCCTCTCTTACAATTACATCAGGATCACGCGGTACAGTTCACAACGTACCAACAGTAACAACATCATCAGGATACATATCAGCAAGTTACATTGGACATCCTACTACAACTACAATGCCTCTAGGTACTACAATAACTTATACGACAAGTGGAGGACCTAATTGGTACGCCACTTATTTTAACGATTTAAAAACAGACGACAATGATAGATAGCACACTAATGATGTGTCCTCTTTGTAAACAGGAAGAATGCTGTAACATAGAGCCCATCAACGAATTTCATAATAAGTACTCTTGCGTTGCATGCGGATTTGAAACAAACGATTTAATGAGAGAAGGAGAGTTCGATTTCGAAGCTTACGAATCAGACGATGCGTTCCCATTGTTGTATAAAGACATTAAGCAAGTCGATGAAATTAATAGAGTATGGTATCCAATGACCATAAACATAAAGGGCAAAGGTACTGTATACGCATTCGGTAATAACACAGATAACTGGCAGTGGAGAGCAACAAAAAGTATTGCTTTAACCGAAGAAGAATTAATGTTACCGAAGTATAAGAATCAAACTCATAAGTCAGATCCTACTTCAACTAAAGATTTTGGTAGAGATTTCTTCGAAGCTTGCGATTACATACAAATTTTTGATATATGAGCAAAGTAACCATCAGCTACGCAGTGACTGCATGCAACGAAGACAAAGAGTTGGATAGATTATTATTACAATTACATAACTACGCTGACCACGAAGACGAGGTGATTGTCCAAGTAGATTCTGATAACGTAACAGACAAAGTTATGGAGGTTGTGGAGAAGTACAAAACAGAATTTACCGCAGGAAATTTTAAAGCAATTTCTACGCCTTTAAATAAAGATTTTGCCAACTTCAAAAATAATATCAAATCTAATTGTAAAAGCGATTATATTTTCTTCATAGACGCAGACGAGTATTTGGCTTTACCGCTAATAGAACACTTAAAGGGCATACTAGAAAATAATTCGGCCATAGAGTGCATTCACGTACCGAGAGTCAACACTGTAACGGGTTTGACAAAGGAACACATCACCAAATGGAGATGGCAAGTAAACAAGAAAGGCTACGTTAATTGGCCCGACTACCAAACAAGAATCTGTAAGAATACTGATAAGATCAAGTGGGAAGGTAANGTNCACGAGAGAATATGNGGATGTCAGATTTATACCTATTTACCAGACGCAGACGAAACTTGGGCTTTGTATCATCCTAAAGATATTCAAAGACAAGAAAAGCAAAATAGTTTATATGACACTATATGAGTAAAGAATTAGTTATAGCGGCTTACGACAAGTACTTGGATTGGTTGGACGATATTGATCAATCTACCAAGATTACGGTCTACAGAAAAGGAAATGAAGTAGTGCAAAGACAAGACGAGATTACAATAGAATTAAATAAAGGAAGGTGCGTACACACGTTCTTTAATCACCTACATATTAATTATGATAATCTGTCTGATATTATTTATTTTGCACAAGATTACCCATTCGATCATTGGCAAGACATCGTAGAGGTCGTTAACAACGAAACTCAAGAGTCCAGATGCCAGTTAAAAATAGGAGGATACTACGGTTTTCATTGGAACACAATAACTGTACCTTCTTCTTTAGGAGGTCGCATGTGGAACTTGAGCCCGTCCAAGCATCACGGCAAAGGAAACGTATTAGTGTGCCAAAGCAACGGACAACCTCAAGACGCAAATCCAAACATAAACGTTAATAAGTACTGGGATCTATTGTTTAAAGACGAAAAGCCAATCGAGTACGAGTTCATGCCAGGAGGACACTTCGCTATTACTAAAGAACACGTTCGCTTAAGATCTAAAGAATTCTATAAAAGAGTGTGCGACTTATTGTTAGAAGACGATAACGCGCCTTGGATGATAGAAAGACTAGAGTGTTATATATTTAACCCAACATACAAATGATAAAATTAGAAAACATTCAACAGTTAGTGGGCAATCACGTNGCCCCTTACATTTATAANGCAAAGAACTTTACTNCTGGCATTACGCCAATTTATTATAGCGGTCCTTACTGGGACAACAAAGAAACTGAGGCCGCTATAGAAAGCTTTTTGAACGGTAAGTGGATTACGACGGGCGAAAAGGTCTACAAGTTCGAGAATAGATTTAGCAAGCGATTCAACGTTAAGCACTCTCACATGGTAAACTCCGGTAGTTCTGCTAATTTGATATTGATTGCCGCGTTAAAGAGAAGATTCAAATGGGCGGACGATGATGAAATCATTGTATCTCCAGTAGGATTCGCTACTACAGTGTCAGTATTGTACCAACACAGATTGAAACCGGTATTCGTGGATATCGAATGGGACACACTTAACTTTGATTTAGACCAAGTCGAAGCAAAGATCACAGACAAGACAAGAGGTATTTTCGTATCGCCNGTGTTGGGCAATCCTCCTAATATGGACAGATTGGTTGCTTTGGCAGAGAAGTATGATTTAAAATTGATTGGAGATAACTGCGACAGTTTGGGATCAAAATGGGACGGTAAATTCTTGAGCGAGTATTATATCGCGTATGCCAATTCGTTCTACCCAGCGCATCACATATCGACTGGAGAAGGTGGTATGGTATGTTCTAACGACGATGAGTTGAAGAAATTATTCGTTAGTCTTAGTTGGTGGGGTAGAGATTGCTATTGTATTGGATCCGCTAACTTATTGCCTTGCGGTACGTGCGGAAACAGATTCGATAAGTGGTTAGAAAATTACGATGGTATTATCGATCACAAATANGTGTTTAGCGAAATGGGATACAACTTAAAACCGTTGGACTTGCAGGGAGCGATAGGATTGGAGCAATTGGAAAANCTTGATACCATGGAGCAAAAAAGACGAGANGCTAAAGCAAGATTAGAGAAAATATTTACCGANAACATCCCTAATCTAAGAGCTCCAAGCAAATTAGAGAAGGCCGATCCATGTTGGTTTGGAACCCCATTCATATGCGATGAAGACGGGCTAAAACACAGATTAGTTGCGTACTTAGAAGAGAACAAGATTCAAACAAGAAACTATTTTGCTGGAAATATTCTAATGCACCCAGGATATGCATTCTTGGACGACTATAAGAATTACCCAGAGGCGAATAAAGTATTAGACAAAGTATTCTTCATTGGTGCAGCGCCGCACTATACTGAACAAGTGTTTGAATACATTGAAGAGGTCGTAAAAAAGTTTAAATAATGATTGAAGTATTCGGAGGAACCGGATTCGTAGGATCTGAGTTCTGTAAAAGATATAAAGACGAGTGTAACGTGGTACCCAGAGAAACATTAGAGGTACCACAGGACTCTGCAATTCTGTATTTAATTAGTACAGTAGACAACTATAACGTGCTAACAGATCCTTACGTGGACATCAACACCAATTTGATTCACTTGATGAAAGTGTTGGAAGCAAACAAGGATAGAAATGTAACTTTCCACTTTGTTAGCTCTTGGTTCGTTTACGGCGAAGTAGAGTTGCCAGCAAGAGAAAGTTCTTGTTGTAAACCAAAAGGATTCTATTCTATTACGAAACTGGCAGCAGAGCAATTGATAGAGTCCTATTGTAAAACGTTCAAGATCAAGTACACAATAACAAGACTCGGTAACGTAATCGGCAAAGGCGATGGAAAAGTATCGAAGAAGAAGAACGCGCTGCANTATTTAATAGAAGAAATGAAAAACGATCGCGATATTAAACTATACGATCAGGGTCTTTTTTATAGAGATTTCGTACACGTTGAAGACGTAGCCGAGGGTCTTAGATTTGTTATAGACAATGGAGTTAATGGCGAAGTATACAACTTAGGATCGGCCGCAAAACCTATTCTGTTCAAAGACGTTATCGATTACATACGTCAAGAGTTAAATTCTCACAGTCCTATAGGTACCATGAAAGCTACAGAGTTTCACGATATAGTCCAAGTGAAGAACATGTATTTAGAGTGCAGTAAATTAACTAATCTTGGATGGAAACCTTCAAAGACAGTACTACAAGCAATAAAACAAACACTATGATAAGTTATAAAAAGATAGGACATTTTGGTCGGTAGCTTAATATTTATATAAAAAGATAATGACAAACAATCCTGGAATATACAAGATAACTAGTCCTAAAAATAAAATATACATTGGACAAAGCAGAAATGTTAGAAAGCGCATAAACATGCACAATCATATTGCTAAATTTATTAAACGAAATAGTAAATTATATGCGTCTATGGTAAAATATGGAAAAGAAAATCACGTATTCGAATTAGTACACGAGCTTCCTATAGATGTAAGCCTAGATACTATTAACGAATATGAAAAACTATATTATGATTTATATAAAGATTGCGGATGCGAAATGTTGAATTTACAAGATCCTGGAAATTTTCATATTATGGAAGAAGAAACTAAACAAAAGATAAGAGAAAAAAATACAGGAAGATTACATACAGAAGAAACTAAAGCAAAACTTCGACTGTATAGTGGACCAGCTAATAATAGATTTGGAATAAAACATTCAGATGCGACTCTAGAAAAAATGAGAGCAATTAAAATGGGAGATAATAATCCTATTCGTAGGAATCCAGACGCAAAATCTAAAATATCTAAAACTATACTAGGATCTAAATGGATGTATAAAGATAAAATTGAATCACAAATAAAACCTAATGACGTAGAATCACATATTAAAAATGGTTGGAAATTAGGTAGGCTAAAATTTAAAACAAAATGATTTCATTTAAATATATAGGAAAGCATGGGCGTCTCGGAAATCAAATGTTTCAGTTCGCATCGACAGTGGGTATAGCCAATGCATCAGGACGAGGTTTTGCGTTTCCCATAGAAAACACAGAAGTACCAAACGTGGAAGATTTTAAAGACGGAGTTATGAGAAACATTTACTTCGACTTGCCAAAATTTTTTCCACAAATACAACAAACGCTATTGCCTATAAGCGAAATAAATACGGAGTGGATTTTTTCAGAGCCTTACTTTCATTTTTGCGAAGACGCCTTTAGTATGCCCGATAAAATGGACCTTCACGGCTATTATCAAACGGAAAAGTATTTCGAACACTGCTCAGACTTAATTAGAGGATTCTTCCAATTCGATTCTGTAATACAGACTCAGGCACAGAACAGCTTTCCTACATTTTTAATGGACCTAGAGTACGTATCGATTCATTTAAGAAGGGGAGATTACGCTGCGCTTCAACAGTTTCACCCGGTTATGGACGCAAATTATTACTTCGATGCAATGACAGAGTTTATGGACGGTAATTATTGCTTCTTAATATTCTCTGACGATATACCGTACTGCAAAGAATTATTTGGAGAACAGGAAAATATCGTTTACATTGAAGGAAATAGCGGAGAAGTGGACATGTGTATGATGAGTATGTGCCATCACAACGTAATAGCAAATAGTAGTTTTAGTTGGTGGGGCGCATGGTTAAATAACAATCCGAACAAAAAAGTGGTGGCTCCAAAAAAATGGTTCGGCCCAGCGTACAATCACAATACGAAAGATTTATACCCTCAATCATGGATTATAAAATAAAGCATTTCTTTAGCGTCGCTATTCCTACTTGGGGAATTCAAGGCAAAGGAGTTGAATACTTAGAACATTCGTTCAACATATTAGCACAACAGAGCTTTACCGATTTTGACGTTGTGATATCTGATCATAGCCAAGATGACGAAATAGAGAATTTATGTAAAGCTTGGAGATCGATGATGGATATTAAGTACGTAAAGAATCAAATAGGTAGAGGTAAAATAGCGCCAAATATAAACAATGCCATAAGACACTGTGACGGATTATATATCAAGACGTTATTTCAAGACGATTTCTTGTACGATACAGATTCTTTGCAAATCGTATACGATAGCATAGCAGAGAATCAAGATAAAGACTGGTTTATTACGGCCTGTGTACATACTGACGATTGCGTAACCATGTACGATAGAATGACTCCTTACTATCACGATAGAATATACGCAGGAGTTAATACCATCAGTTGCCCTTCGGTATTGACCTTGAGAAACCAAGAAGATTTGCCTGTGTTTGACGAGTCTTTAAATTGGCTAGTTGATGTAGAGTATTATAAAAGACTATACGATACTTACGGATCTCCAGTCGTTATAGATACAGTGTGTACGGTTAATAGAAACGCTGAAGTTAGAACTACAACTATGACTACAGAAAAACAAAAACAAGAAGAACTACAAAGAGTAATAAAAAGATATGAAACTAGATAACGTAACCATCGCTGCTGTAGCAGGCACCAAGGCAAAAGAAACTCTTAAGGCTATCAAGTATTCGATGAGAGAATTGGAATTTGACCGTGCGATCCTAATTACGCCTGACGATATACAGGACGATCAAGTAGAGATCATTAAGTGCGAGCCATTGAATTACGAGCAGTACAATCATTTCGTAGTGTATAGATTGCACGAGTACATAAATACTACTCACTGTTTATTGGTACAAAATGACGGGTATGTGGTCAATCCTGATATGTGGCAAGAGACATGGATGCAATACGATTATATCGGTGCTTTGTGGCATTTACCCTTGGACGATTTTTCTTTCAGAGATCAGGACGGTAATATACAAAGAATGGGTAACGGTGGATTTACACTGAGAAGTAAAAAGTTATTAAGTCTAGCGAAAGAATTAGATTTAGAATGGAAACAATACTATGGATTTTATCATGAAGACGGATTTATATGTTGTCACAATCGAGGAGTTTACGAATCAAACGGTTGTAATTTTGCGCCAATAGAAGTAGCTGCGCAATTCAGCCACGAAAATATGGTAACAGAGAATTACGGATACATACCATTCGGATTCCATGGATCAAAGAACTATTATTATCAAATAACGCAAAAAAGTTTATAATGAATATAGAACAAAGATTAGAAGAGCTGTTCAATACCCCAAGAATGGGTCACGCAGCATTAGAACCTCATAACAGTGTTAGAGGTCTTTACGAATTAGTCAAATTACACGTGACTCCTGATACGGAGATGGTAGAAATTGGATCTTTCCAAGGCGTATCTACAATGTTATTTGCCTTGTTTGCAAAAAAAGTAAATAGCGTTGATTGTTACGATTACGTTGTACCTCCAACGGGTAGAATCCCATCGCACGATCAATTGTTTGTGGATGCTGAGAAGTTATTTTTGGAAAGAACATCTAACATAGGAAACATAAATAAGATTAGAAAGTCTAGTGTCGAAGCGTCTAATGATTTTGTCGATCGATCTTTAGATCTAGTCTATGTAGATGCGGAGCACGATCCTATCAGTGTACGTTCTGATATTAATGCATGGAAAAATAAGATCAAGACATGCGGAATTTTATGCGGCCATGATTTTTACTTACCACACATTTACAGTATCTTGTTCGAAGAAAATTTAATAAACAATTTAACAACATATCCAGACAGTTCGTGGTCTGTAGTAATTAAATAATATGAAAATATTAATAACTGGAGTTGCAGGCCTATTGGGTTCAAGGCTTGCAGATTGGATCATAGAAAATAAACCAGACGTAGAAGTATTCGGTATAGACGATTTATCAGGNGGATACAAAGAGAACGTAAATTCAAAGGTTAATTTTTGGCAGATGAATTTGGTTGAACATCCGATAGAAAATTGTTTTGCTACCAATCAATTTGATTACGTATTTCATTTTGCTGCTTATGCTGCAGAAGGTTTGAGTCCATTCATTAGAGAGTACAACTACAACAATAATCTAGTGGCAACAACAAGAATAGTAAACAACTGTATTAAGTACGATGTAAAGAGATTAATATTCACTTCTACCTTAGCGGTATACGGACACGGTTACGGTGGAGTATTTGATGAAACTCAAGTGCCTAAACCAATAGATCCTTACGGAGTTGCCAAGTATGCTTGCGAAATGGATATTCAAATAGCCAACGAACAACACGGTCTGGACTATTGCATTATTAGACCGCACAATGTATACGGTCGTAAGCAGAATATATGGGATAAGTATCGTAATGTATTAGGTATATGGATGTACCAACACATGAACGGAGAACCAATGACTATATTCGGAGATGGAGAACAAACAAGAGCGTTCAGTTGTATAGACGATATAGTTGAACCATTATGGAATGCAGCTGTAGAACCTAGAGCATCTAAAGAGATTATCAATTTAGGCGGAATAAAAGAATATACTATTAAAGAAGCCAACGAAATATTAAAAGATATTTTTAAAGGCGATGTCGATATAGCTTACAAAGAAGGAAGACACGAAGTTAAACATTCAATTCCTACTTACGATAAATCTTTCGATATATTAGGATTCGAACATAAGACGGATCTACACGACGGATTAAAAGACATGTGGGAATGGGCAAAGCAACAACCTAAACGCGATAGATTTATTTGGCCTTCTTACGAATTAGATAAAGGC